GCCAATACTGAATCCAATGTTTCCACAAAGGGGGCAAAAGTAATTGGGCGTATGTATTGGATTTGGTTGTAATAATCTTGTTCCGTTTTCCATAATCCCTTTGAAAATCTCACATACAAATCTTGTAAGATGTTCGCATAGTTTTGATTCTCGGTGTATCCATATTGGCTGTATTCGGTGATTAAATTTTCTTGTTCGTTTTCGGTTTTCAAGAAGTTCACCCGATCCGCTACCATGATATTCATTTGGATGGTTGCCACCTGGTCTGTCAATGCCACCGATTGAATTGAACAGTGCATCAACGGGAATACCAAAAATGCCTTAAAATCAAATTCGGTTAATGTGCCGTGTGAATAGTTCCACCCCTCCAAATCGGCAATGTCCTTCATCACCTCAAATGCGGTTCCTATGTGATTATTGTTCATCGTTGTTTAATTGCTTTTTGTTCCATCTTCGCAATGTCGCTTTCGTAAGCGATCCACATACAAGCGGAGTGAATGGGTTTTGTATATACTTCTTCAAGGTTGAGGAAACTTCGGTTAGCAAGTCGGTAGACCATTCCAAACCATCCCCATTTTTCGGTAAGTCGTACTTCATCGACACTTCCCCCTTCTTCACCATCGCCAAATACTTCTGGGTAGAATTCAACAAGTCGATTCCTAAACTCCAAAAAAAAAGCAACGCACCAAACGCCGTGTTGCAATCCATGTCCTTGAAATCGTTGTTTAACTCCGCATTATACGGGGTTATTTCATATCTTCCGTTCTGGCCTTCTTTGGTGATGGGGCGATACAAAACAGATAGCACCTTCCAAATATCATTGGGGGTTTTTTGGTATGTTTCAATGTCGATAAATTCACCCGTTGACAATTCATCCATGTTTGGGATGAAGCCGTATTTGATGCCGTTCATTTTGAACCTGGGGGTGAACACAGGTTTTGATTCCAACATCTTGGAAATCTTAATCACACAATCTTTGAGAATGTCAAATGGGATGGCCTTCACCTCGCTCATGGTCAATTCACAAAAGATGGCAACCGATTCCAATTGTCTTTGTGTTTCATCCATATCGGCCTTCAATTCATTGTACGCCAACATTTGATGCAACTTGACATCCTTCAACTCCGTGGGTACAATGATGGTTTTTGTTTCAATCATATACCCATAAAACGCCAAAAATGGCGATTGTTTATACTAATCGTTCATGTAGTATGGTGTGAACCTGGGCGTGATACCTTTGCATCTCCTTATCGGTTACCAAAATATCCGTAAATTCCCGAACCGATGAAATAATGGTGGAATGGTCAAGGTGTGAAATGTTGCCAATCTCCATGAAAGTCATGTTCAATCTTTTTCGGCAAATGTGGTTGAACATATGTCGGGCATACATTGGTTTACGCTTCCTTGACTTGGTGATAATTTGGTCGGGAGTCATATCCATTACCTCACAAATAACCCGTAACACTTCACCCCATGTGGTGGGGTTATCGTTGATGTCCGTTTTGGGTTTGACAATTTCTTGTTTCAGCAACCGAACTTCGCGGTCATGGGCCATCTTGTTTTCAACTACCAACAATCGCAGTCGTTTTATTTCTTGTTTTAAGTTGTGTATTTCTTGGTAATGGCTTGTCATATCAAACGCAAATATACAAAATCCACACGAAATAAACAATTAACGAATATCGTAGTTTCCGTAATTGGATTTGATTCCAAGTGCCATCATTTCCATGTAGCGAAGTGCGTCAAGCCCATGCCGCGTTCCGATGGGGGTGTTGTTGGTTCGCCCCTGGGCATCCGTATCCCAACAATAATTCCGTAATTCCTTGATTAGGTTTGTGGATGTGGATGTAACCAAATACGATTGGGATTGCATGATTTGAATTCCGTAGTTAATTGAATCTTTGCCCTTGGTTACGCCCTTGATTCTTATTCCATACCTCCGTATTTCATCAATTGATTTTGGTTCGGCTGAATCCGCATAAACGGGTACATGGTTGGGTAATGCCCTTGCAATGTCCGAATTAAGCATTCCCGTGCGGTATGCGACTTCATCAACGATTCGTTGACCATTGTATTCATAAACGGCAACAATCGCCGTGGGGTCGTTTGTGTAACCGAAATCCACACCACAACCAACCAATCTTGCATCCTCTGGTATTTTGTCGATGGTTTGCCAATTTGAAAAGATAACCCCTTGTAGGTTTCCAATCTCACCAAGACCATACACCCGCCACCAATTGGCCCAATAATTGGATGTTCCCGCCCTATCCCGTGCCTTCTCAATTTCGTTTACAATTGATTTGTCCAACGCTTCATTGTCTTTGTAGGTTAGTACAATCATCTCCGCATCCGCATCATTTACCAATTCACTATCCACCCAGAATTCCGCCACGGGGTTGTAATCCAAATAAATAAATTTACGGGTACGGATTGCCATTTGGTAGTATGATTCCCAATCAATGTTGTTGCACTCATTCACAAATAACACATCACGCCTTGCACCCCTTAACTTTTGTGGTTGGTCTGCGGAAAAGAATTCAATGTAACTATCGTTTGAAAAGGTGTATGTCAATGATGATTTGTTCCATTTGTTGGCATCGTACATTCCAACCATGTCCATAATTTTAAGGAAATCACGGATTGCACCCCTTCGCAAATGCGGGATGGTTTCCGATACAACCGATATTTCACACTTGGCGTTTTGTACCGCGTATGTGATAAGCATTGGAATAATGGAAAAGGTTTTTGAACTGGATGTTCCACCCCTCACAATGCGGATCCGTTTACGGAGTTTCGCTATCTTGATTTGTGCCGTTGTTTGTTGCAACATCTAAATTGATTCCGTTAAAAATTGGCTTTTCCGTTGTAACATCAATTTGTTGGGTTGGCATACCAAATCCCGAATCCATCAATTGTTTGTATGCACCCACATCCCCTTTCCTTGCCTTGTGTATCATTGCAAGGGTTATCAAATCTTCTTGGGATAGTTTTTCCAATTCCCCCGTGATGGGGTTTTTGGTGTCTTGCATTACCTCTAACCACTTACGGGCTATGGTACTTCGGTTCTTTGTGCCTTTGGGTTTTCCGTTGGGGTTTCTTATCTCCCCAGGTTGTACGGGTTTCAAATAATCTTTATTTGCCATAATTACATATCATTTACATATCAATCTTCGGGGGTTAATGGTATTGGCATCCAATACAAAACATTCAATCTTTGGTTGGTGTGGTAACACTGCCATTCACCATCAAAGTACACGGCCACAAATGGCATCATTCGGTTTGCAATTGCCAATACGGGTATTTCCTCAACGGGTAAAATTCTTTGGGGGGTTCTCCATGCTTTCATGTTGTAAATTCTAATGCTTCTTTGTAAGTGTCGTAAAATGTTTCTTCTCCGTTGTAAAAATTTGTGACCAAAAAGTCAACTTGATGCCCCATGCAAGAACAAATTGAGATGCCATTTTCAAGGGCTATGTAAACATAGCCAGAATTTGGGTTAAATCCAATTTCCATGATTTCTTCCCCTGAACATTCATTGGCGTATGCCATGAAAATCTTTGAAAATCCTTTTGCTTCGCAGTAGGCGATTGATCCTTCAACGCCGTTGATTGTAATGTTGTTTGTCATATCTGTTCTAATTTAATTGTTTCAACTTGTAGTTTAGCAACACATTTTTTGTCATTCATATAATGGCAAATAACTTCTGATGTTGTTGCGTTTAATTGTTGTAAAAAAACGCCCATACATTTGATGTTACCAACTGTGTTTAGTGACCATTTAACTTGTTGTCCGATTTCCATACTGCAAATATATATTTTATATTTCAAATAACAAAATTATTTTAACTCAAAAGATGCAGTCATTCGCATTGCAATACCTGCCTTACCCATTTTATTTTGACCTGCTTGTATTCTTCCGTAATGGTGGCAATTCCATAATACAGATTTTTTTAATGCGTATATCAAACTTGGTGCGCTTGTATTAATAGTATACCGATACCCCCATTTTTTGTATTCAATTCCTATTTCTTGTAAAAATTTAATCCCAAAACCTACTCCTTGATAATCGGGTAAAATAACTAACCTATGTACTCTTTTTTGGCCTTTCATCCTACTGGGTTGTGCCATTACGCTAATGAACCCAGCGATTTGGTCATTTACCATAGCAATGTAAACCGATGCGGCGTTATTATGTGAATGGCTCAAATAATGATACTTCGCAAACATTTTCCAGATGCTTTTATCTGCTGTGGAGTATATTTCAAACTTGATGCTTGGTTTATTTTTTTTTTGCCCTTCAAAAGATTGAAAGGTCATTGTATCGGTGTTGAATATCCAATCGGGTAATAACCAATCTTCCACATCAAAATGACAAGTAACTGCGATAAATTTCTTTTTTGTTTTCCTTATTGCCTTTTGCATTGCAAACGATCCAACTTGTGCAACTTGCCTATCCACTACGGATGTAAATTCATCAAATACAAACAACTCGGTATCCGACAATATCGCCCTGGCTAAATCACAACGCATTTTTTCTCCGTTGCTCAACACGGCGTATGGTTTCAACCAAGATGGTGGTGAACTAAACCCAACTGAATTGAATGCCTTTGTTATTTCTTCAACTGATTTTTCTTTTGGCATATCATCCAACACACATTCACCGTTGTAATCAAATGTGGTGATGTATGCGTTTTCAAATAGTTGTTTGGCAATGGTTGTTTTACCCGTGCCACTTTTACCAACTATCAATCCAATTTGCCAGTTATCATCGATGTCAATGTTACCCGTGAATCGTTCTTCAATTTGGTCGCTTTGTAAATCAAATTTACCAATAATTGATGCAACACGAAACGATTGTTTTGGTTGACTGCGTTTTACAATGTCAAAATTCGGCATTCGTATCCCTCCTCAATTAGTTTAATGTACGCTTGTTCTTGTGATTGCTCATCTTTACAAATTATTTCAATGCGAAATGATGATTCAATTTTGTCCGATAAATCATCGGGTTCTACGCTGTCAATAATTTTTGGAACTTCCAACCCCCATAAATCCAATTCCTCTGGGTTCCAATCATTTGCCAACGCATCCCAATCCCATTCACCAAATCCCACATTGTCTTTAATTAAAAATTCCCGTTCTTGTTCCTCGGTTAGGTTTTCCGCTTTGATGATGGGGATTTCTTTTAACCCAATTTCTTGAATGGCTTTTAATCTCATGTTGCCCCCCAATACCATCATTTCATTGTTTACCACAATGGGGCGTATCTCCAACATTTCGGGAAAATCCTTGATTGATTGTACTAACTTCTTGAATTTGTCATCCTTCAAAATTCTGGGATTGTTTTCATTCGCATAAATGTCCGTTGTTTTTACCCATTCTATATTCATTTGTTCATTTTTATTTGGTGCGTAATAATTAAAAAATCCTTGTGTTGTTTTTGATCCCCAAATTGGATGTGGCATTTTCGGCAAAGGGCTTGTAGGTTTTCAATTTTATCGGCTTCCTTGCTTCCACCCATGCCACGGCATTCAATGTGGTGTATGTCAACCGCCTGGCTTCCACACACTTCACACGGGATAAAATCGGTTGTATCATACCCAAAATAATTCAAATAAATTTTTGTATGTTTTTTCATTGTTGATTCCCTTTTCGTATAACCTAAACGCCACCGATTCCGATACCCCCATCCGTTCGCCAATTGCTCGGAATGTGTATCCGAAGTCATCGCGTAAAATCATTACGGCGTATTGCTTTGCAGTTGTTTTACTGCGGTCAGCCATTGCCCCCATTTTGCTCGGTCTTGAAATTGTATTCTGCATTTTGTACACATATAAATTTGATTGGGTTCAATCATTGGCCCCGTTTCGTTTATCAATTCTTTGGTTGATTCTTTATTGTTATCGCAACAATCACAAAGGTTTCTCGTAAGTTTCATAAACCTGGGTTAACTCATTTATCATGGTTTGCCATGCCTTTGGATTGCAAGTACACGGCTTGTAAATTCTTTTGGATTGGAATACCCTTGACCAAATTTCGGCAACCTTCGTGGCTTCCATTGGTGATAAGGTTTGGGAATTTACCGATTTGAAATGTGTCCACCAATCGTATTCGCCTTCGGTCATACACAATGGTTTCCGATTTGGAAATAGTTTGTTTAATTTGTGTTTACGGGCATCGCAACCGCAATCCTCGGAGTTTACCCATTTGACAATGGCTTCAATCCCCGTGGCTTTCGTTACCTTCTGAATCGTATCCCCCAACCCGATGGATGGTCGTGATTCGGTAAATTGTTTCCGTGTGTCGCTTTTCTTCTGCATATATTTTGTATTTGGTTTGTGTTCGTTGTTTGATGTGTTGTTTGGCGTTTTTTATACTGTTAAAAACCGAATGTGTTGGTATGCCCGTGCGTTTTTCAATATCCCTCATGCTATGGCCGTACACAAAATGTAGTTCCAATAACATCTGGTCATAATCTCGCAGTTCATCAATTGCCTTTTTTACTTCACCCATCAAGTCCAAATGTGCCATTTCAGCCATTTCGGGGCTTTCTACGGGGTTAAATTGGTCTTGGTGTGGTATTGTCTTGTTTGATGCCCGTTTGATGTCCATAAACGCATTGTGTAACATCTTAAACAAATAGATGGTGTTGATGGTCCCGTTGTAATTGGTCAACCTCACAAAATTTCCCTCCGCCAATTGAATTTCCGCAAGTTTCAAATACATCGATTGTACCATGTCATCCGCTTCATCGTTTGATGCACCAATGTATTTGGCAATCTTGATCCATTCAATGTGGCGTTTGGCTATGGCTTCAAGTGTTACCAATGTATGCTTCGATTTGTAATTTGAAATCCTCAAACGAATATACCACCACATAATGATAATTCATCGCGGTAACCAATTTTTCCCATTCTTTTTGATGTACTGATTGTTTGTTTGGTTTGACTTTGAGTTCGATGAATAACCCGTGGTGTGTTTGTGTGGGGATGAATAACACAAGGTCGGCCACCCCTGGCAATACT